TCCGCATTCGGGGCAATGGATCTGCGCCCAAACGCGCGACGACTCCTCCTCACTCGGCGGGAGCGGATTCGCTGCAGGAACGGACACTTCGCAGGATCTCCCCGGGTAGTTTCAGCAGCTCCTCGCGGGCCTCGATGCGGGCCTGCAGACGCGACACGTCGTGACGCAGCCGGGCCAATGCCCGCTCGTCGAGGTAGCCACCGGAGACGAGCTGCGCCTGGATGGCCTCGACCTGGGCGCGGTCGGCGGACTGGATGGCCTCACCCTGGCGCAGGTAGGCGTCCCACTCGGCGGAGTGGGTGAGTCGCTCGGCGGCCACGGCGGAGGCGCGGAGCAGCTTCATGGCCGAGGCGAGATCGAGCGCGGCCTTTCGCGCGCGCTGGCGCTCGCCGGATTCCTGCTGCCACTGCTTGCGCGAGGGGCCGTTCACTTCGGCTCCCCGTAGCGCCAGGGACCGGATCGGATCGGGATGCCCCAGCGCCGGATTTCCTCGGCGGTCCAGGGTTTCCCTGGTAGCACGCAGGCCCAAGTATTCGCACCTGGGACGATTCTTGAATCCAGCACGATCTCTACGTCATCGCTGATTGCGTCGAGACAGATCGTCTCGGCATCCTCTGGTGCGATATGAAACTCCGCCTTTCTCACTGCGGGGTCCCCGAGGCGGGCAAGCTCTCATCCATCACGTCTCCTTGCTCGACCATGCCCGGTGCGGCTTGCTGGCCGGGCGGTGCGGAACCGGGGGACTGCTGCTGGCGCTGGGCCTGGAGGGCCTGCGCGTTTTGCATCATCTGCTGTTTCTGCTGCTCGATCTGGATGCGCTGCTGCACGGACTGCAGGTACGCGCCGAGGATCTGGCGGTGGTAGGGCTCGAGGGTATCGAGCAGCTTCACGCCGCCCGGCTCCTCCATCTGCAGGAGTTCCTGGATCTTGGCGAGATGCTCCTCGCCCGGCTCCTGCGGGAGTCCGATCGGGAACTGGCCCTGGCCGATCGCGGTGAGGGCCTCCTCGGCCATGATCTTCGGCTGGGCGGCCTCGGGCGTGGGCGGGCTCACGTATTTGTCGGTCTGCCCCAGCGCCCGGAAGTAGTCCACGAGCAGGCGGTAGAGGGTGTCCGGGGTGGCAATCCCGAGCTGGATCATGAGCGGGTTCAGCATCATCTGCACGATTTCGGAGAGCGACTGCTGCAGCGCCGCCTTGCTCGTGTTCAGCACGTTCGCTTCGAAGTCGAAGTGGAACATGCCCGAGAGATCCTCGCGGGCATCGACCTCGATGAACGGGTCTTCTCCGGGCGCCGACACGCCGATGGTGCGGAAGCGCTTCTTCGGCTCCAGAAAGGAGCGATCGAGCTGGTACATGAGCGCGAAGGCATCGCGGATCACGAGGAAGAAGCGGCGGAGCAGGCGCTCGGGGCGAGCTTCCCCCTGGCTCAGGATCTGGTTGATGCCGCCGCTGGTGCGGAGCGCACTGGACTTGCCGGAGGGCACCTGGCCGAACTGGAGCGAGCCCTGGGAGACGAGCTTCTCTTGCATCTGGTCGGCGAGGGAGATCTCGTTGATGGCGATCGAGGCCGCCGTGGGCTGGATCTTGGCGAACTCGATGTCTCCGGGGTTCGCCACGGGCAGACCGGCGCCCGGGAAGAGCTGGTACTCCTGCGGGTTGATGTTGCCGCCAGGCTTGTAGGAGAAAAACGGCGTCATCTCCATGTCACAGGCATCGCCCATCTGGTTGAAGACGTGCGTCTTGAAGTCGTGCAGGCCCTCCATGAGCTCCGGTAGGCCGATGCCGTTTCGGCGGTTCTGCACCGGGATGAAGCTGCCCTCGGCGAAGGGCCGGCGCGGCGGATTCATCGGCACCATTTCCGAGAGCGGATGCGCGCGGGCGAGCAGATCGAGCTCGGGGAGCACGGTCCAGACCACGTTCATCGACTTGCCTTCGCCGGTGCGGGTCCAGAGATCGAAGCAGATATAGCGCAGCGTGCGGTTTTGGTTTGCGGTGTCGCCGGTGGTCTGGAAGTTGTTCTCCGCGAAGCCGCGCAGCGCATCCTTCTGGCGGTCGAGCCACTGCTCGTCACGGCGGCTGGGGTAGCTGTTCGGCTGGTGGCCCTCGATGTCGGAGCGCGCAATGAGGTCATAGGCGCCGGAATCGATTAGCTGGCCGATCTCGTCCAGGGTCGGGTTATCCCGGTACACCACCCACTCGGCGCCCTTGGGGTTGCTCGGGCTCGGGGGCTGCAGGTTGCTGCACCAGTACGGGTGGAGCAGGTCCTCGTAGGGCACGACCATGAGCGAGGGGCCATCGAAAGTCTTGATCTCGGCCTGCACCTCCATCAAGACTTTCTGCCGTACCTTGTCGGTATAGAAGCGCACCTTGAGCTTGTTCCGGTCGGTGTCGATGACCTCCCAGTCCCATCCCTCCTCATCCAGCTTCCGCATTGCGGAGGTGCGGAAGCGCTGGTCCAGGATCTGGCGGAAGTGCTCCTGCGGCACCTTGCCGAGCTCGATGGGGTCGAACTCGCGGAGCCAGACGATGGGTTCGTAGTCGGTCACCCAGCGCACATAGAGTGTGAGCGTGCCGTCGCGCACGAAGTCGGCAGCCATCTCCTCCAGGAGCTTCTCGCCTGGGTTCTCGAGAAAGAACTGTGTATCCAGCAGGAGATCGAGCTTGCGCTGCTTCTCGCGCTGGTTGGGATCGAGCGCCTTGGCGTTGACCATCGGACGCGTCTGGAGCGCAGCGTTGCTGAGCGTGTCCTCGGTGCGGAGCGCCGCGGCGATGATGTCTGGGAGTGTGACGCTGGTGGCGCCTTCCCAGGGCTCGTTCTTGATCTCGGCCCACTGCATGAGCTTGGCGTAGCGCTGGAGGCGGGCTTGCTTGTCCTCGTCGCGGTCATCCTCGGCGCGCTGGACGAAGTCCTTCACGCGCTCGACGATGCCCTGCTTCTCGTCGTCGGAGAGCTGGATCGGTCGGGGGCGCTCGCGCTCGCGGCGGAGCTTCTTGTCGGGCGAAACGGACTGCTCGTCGAGGGGGAGGTCATCCAGTTCCAGCGCGGCGGTCATTCGATCTCCTGCACGCACAGGATTCCGATCGGGATGTTCGCGGCGTACTGTGCGTGGGCGGGACTGGGGGCGGAGATGCCGAGTGCGTAGGCCATGACGGCGCGCTTCCAGAGCGCGGGCATGTGGCGCGGCTCCGGATCGCAGCGAGCGCAGAGCGTGTGGCTGGAGGTGGAGCCGTTTCGGTGCAGCAGGACCATGCGCTTGGCGCCGGGATTGTGCGGCCCGATGCGCGCGAGCGTCCCATCGCGGCGGCGGTGGCGCACGTCCCGCGGGGAATCGCAGTCGCAGAGGCTGCAGGCGCCGGGCACCTTCGGCCCTAGCACGGGTACTCCGCCAGCTTGTGGCGCTCCTTGGCTTCCTCGAGCCGCATCTGGAAGTCGAGCACGGTCTGCTCGTGCGCGGCATCCACCGCGGCGAGGTAGGCGCGCGCGATCTCCAGGCACGTCTCGCAGTACTCGCGCGGCTCGATCAGCCCGACGCTCCAGAGCTGCGCTGGCTGGCCGCAGTTGTCGCACGCCATGATGCGCGCCATCAGTCGTCCTCGATGGCCCAGGTATACCCCGGCTCATTGATGCGCGGCTCGCCGCAGTAAAGAGTCCCGATCTTGACCTCGACGCGATCGCCTCCGACTGGCCGGTCATGGACCAGATCCGCCGAGGACCACCCGAACGGATTCGACTTTCCGTTGCGCGTGCAGATATCGGTGGAGATGTCTTCTCCGTTTAGCCACACCTTCAGTACGGACATTTCAGTCGTCCGTCACGAAGCGATTCGGGACCAGGGGCTTCTTGGTGGGACGGATGTTGCCTTGCGGACCCGGCTTGCCCTTGGGCGGCACGGTCGGCTCCTTGGCCTCGGGGACTTCGCGCTGCTGTTCCTTGCGGGCGCGCTTCATCTCGCGTCGGGTGGCCATCAGTAGGGCATCCCGCCCTTCATGGGCTTCTTCTTCTTGGGCATGGAGCTCTTCTTCGCTCCCGACTTCGGACCCTTGGCGTTTCCGCCTTTCTTTGCCTTCACGTTTCTTCCTTTCTTGATCACGTTGCCATCGACCACGAACGGTTTCATCGTTGCATAAACCTCGGCCGCGTCGGAGTCATGCCGCGGCGTGGACCGTTGGGGCGATTCACGGTGCGCACGGCGCGGAAGCCGCGCGCGAGCGAATCGAAGTTGGGTCGTGCGTTCATGCAGTAGCGCCAGATCGCCGGGTAGTCGTCATACTTCCGCTTCACCTGCTGCTTCTGGTCCTTGTCCGCGCCCATCTTCCAGTCGTCCCACATGAAACGCTTCATCTGCAGGATGGTCCCGGCGCAGCGCGGGTGGATCTTCATGCGCGGGCGGCGCGTGTCGGCGTCCGGGCGCAGGTACTCATCGACCAGTCCGCGACCCACATCGGAGTTGTCGGCCGGCTCGCAGACCAGCCCTGCCGAGGCAAACTCGTCGATCCAGGTTCGGTCGCGCTTGGCGCCGCTCGGGGAGGCGCCCATCTTCGGGTCCATGAGCCGGGAGCGCACGGAGAGCCGGAACTCGCGCTCCATCTCGTCGCAGAGCAGCCGCATCTCGCTCGGGTCGCCGTCGCACTCGAGCTCCGCCACCTGCCAGAGCTCTCCCTCGGGCGTGACGGTGATATACGCACTCATGTGTGGCTTTCGCGGGTGCGGGTCGAGGATCCAGAGCACCGGCCAGGCCGGGACGTGCTCGAACTCCTCCACGTGATTGAACTTCACGAAGTCATCGCTGCCGCACTTGAGACACCGGTCGGTGACGACGATCGCGGTCTCTCCGCACTGGAAGCAGAAATCAGACTCGGTGTCGGTGAAGAGCTCGTGTACGCGGTTGCTGAAGCGGATCGGCTTGCCCTCGATCCGGACCGCACGCATGCGGTCGCTCCAGGTATTCGCCTGCGCCTGCACGGACTCCAGGTCGAGAAACTGATTCTTCAGCGTCGAGAGCTCCACCCAGTCAACCTGCGTGCTCTTGGCGGGTCCGGGACGGCTGGGCTCGTAGAGGTCGTCGAAGATCCAGTCCACGTTGATCGATGGATCATCGGGCCAGGTGAAGGACAGCAGCATGCGGCCATTCACGCGCATGGTGCGGGCCTCGTTCGCGCGGAAGATGCGCTCGGGAGGGGGCTCGTCCAGGTGCACGAAATGGAGGTCCCCGGACTCGAAGTCCTTCGGGTCCTGATC